ATACACTTAATACGATGAGATGGATGTTTCAGCGCGAAAATGGTGAAGAGGTAGACGACGAAGATGATTATGACGAAGATGATTATGACAGCGAAAGCGATGAACATATGACTAACAGGATATCGAGTGGAATGATCTATCCAACACATACTGATAGCATCGGCGAAGAACGATTTCCGACTACTGGAACAATCGTAATACCAGAACCAGAGTATATGATACAAAAATTAAAAGAAAAAGGGATAACCTATAATGATTTAGTTTTATCGTGGCTTGCAGGTATTACATGGACTGAATGGAGTGAAATGACCCATATAGTAGATATACGAAAAAAAATTTGCGACACAACATATAATATAATGGACGATTACTTAAACTTAACACCTGAAGTAGAAAGTATAATAAAACCAGAAGAAAAATTAGGTCATTTTCTAAGTAATAGATTTTATAACGTAGTATAGAAACTAGAGTAATATAGTTTTATTTAAAAAGTTTTAATTCTTAAATAACATTTTTTTTATGATTTATATCCAAATATTTTAGAATGTGTATAAAATATCTGTTATTTATATATGAATAAAACCGCAATCGTATTTATTGATACACATGGAGGTTATCAAGATGTGAACGATTGGTTGTACGCCAAAAACACTAAGAAACATGATAACAATTATATAAACTCTAGTGTAATAAGTAATTTAAATATAATAAAAATAAATAAGATTACTCCAGGAATATGCTCATTTAGTAGAAACAATCAAGTGCAACAAATATTCAATAGTATAAGGTTGAATAAAGGATCTCCATTAGAAAAAAAGAAAACGATAAATGAAATGGCAATATATTTACAGAGAAAATTGAAGGAACAAGATGAGGAATATGGAATGGTTAAAAAATGTAAAAAAGATCAAAAAGATATTGTAGATATTATAAATGAAGAAATTGGAATAAACAAAGATTGGGATGAAGACCAGGGCAAAGAGTACAATAAGAATCTAAAAACATGTAATCGTAAAAGGTATCGTATAAATAAAATTGCTAGTGGAGAACATAACGATAAATTTTTGAATAAAATATATCAATACGAAATAAGCGACAGAGATAAACAAAGACAATATTATAATTATTATAGATGGTCTGTTACAGCACTTATACGGCCCAATAATTCAACGAAATTCATAGAAATAAAAAATTTTACAAAAGAATTTGAACATAAATACGACAACGGATTTGTAGAGTTTTCTCTGGAGGAATTATTTAAATATTTAAAAAAATTAAAAGTGAAAAACATATTGATTGTTGATTTGAGTTGTAATACTATAGAAGCTGAATTATTAGAATCGTTTGGAATAACAGATGAATTTATAACGGAACAAAAGACGAAAAAAAACAATACAGTAAAGTCATGTAAATGTAAAGAGTTTTCTTTTTTTGGAGGTAATAAAAGAACACGAAAGAAAAGATAAAAATGGAAAATAATCAAAAACTATATATAAACCATAATTCATTTATAAATTTATAAAAAAAATTGAATTACTAAATCATATAATAAGAAATGTATATTATTAATTATGACAGTCTGTGATCAAATCAAACATATTAGCTTTTATATTCCACGAGTAAGATCTCGTTGGGAATGGGAATCTTTATCGAATTACTTTGATAAAGAAATTCAAATGGGTAAGGTATATCGAATTGATTTTATTCCTTTTAAACAGAAGGAACTAACACCAACCGATAAAGACTATTATTTTATAAATCCAGAGGAAAAATTTATATCAGCATTTGTTCACTTCAGTTATTTATATCAAAATGAACGAACAAAAAAAATCTGTTCCGAAATAGAAGAAACTGGTCAAAGCCATCATATAGTGGAATTATTAGAATTTGAAAATTCTAATCCACAGCAGGAATGGTGGTATATTAAAAAATCCAACACGCCAATTTTCGCAGATGAATATTATAATAATGCGCAATTATGTGAATTTCATCGTCTTCTAGAAATCAAAGTGAACGATATGAATAACTTATTAATCAAGCAACAAGAAATAATAGAAAAACAACAAAGCCAATTAGAAGAATTAATGACAAATAAAAGTTCAAAAATAAAAGGTTCTTCCGACACCACCGAAGATATGAATATTAATAGTAAAGGAGTAGAAGTTTATTCGATTAGTCCACATTCGATTAGTCCACATTCGATTAGTACACATTCAAGTATGCCAAGTTTAGTATCAGATAGTCCTTCATCTACAGAGCGACTAGGCGCATCTGAAACGCTTTGTGGGAATAATTAATAAATATTAATAAATATTAATAAAAAATCTAAAATAAAAAAGAAGATTGTTCTATAACAGGTGTCTTATAAAGTGCCTCTTGAATAACATAGATAGTAATTACTATCATAGCCAATCTTACATTTTTTATTTCAGCCGTTTCCATAGATTTTTTATCTCCGTCGCGCTTATTATAAAGAATAAAATGCATATAAATCAAATTTTATCTTGATTTTTTTATATATCTTTTGATAAAAATTTGAAATACTTTTATAAATTAAAAGTAAAAGTAATTAAAAATCTTAATTGATTAAAAATCGAAATACACTCTTTTCATAAAATGAAATTGTACGGGATACATCTTAGAAATAAAGAAACAAGGGAATGGGTTCTTACTATCAACGTAAAATTAGACATTTTTATAAAGGTCCCTTTGTATCGTTATAAAATAAGGTTACAAAAATTAAGATCACTTATCTTATTCCTAAATAGGAGTATGTACAAAGTATATAATTTCGAGAAATCATTATTAAAACTTTTTCATACAATTGATATTCAAATCAAAAATTGTATTGATTCTTTATACTTAGAATTATCTCAGCGTAAATATCCGGAATGTAATGAAAAATATATATATTTAGTCATAAAATCATTAAGAAAATATGAGAATCCATGTATGAAAATACTAGTAATTCTAAATAGATTATTTTGTAGTGATATATCTAGGTATATTACAGAATTTTTATAAAAATGAAATAAACTATAATTGAATTTAATTATTTAACATATTATAAAAATTCTTGACGGATATTTTAGTCTTAATTTTACTAACATCATAAGAAGTTAAATATAACCCTTCTAATGATTTGACACGCGATAATGCAACATAGGTTTGACCTCCTTCAAATATATTACTACCAATATCAATTTCTGCTGCGTCTAATGTGGCTCCCTGTGATTTATGAATTGTAATCGCCCACGCCAAAATAAGTGGAATTTGTGATACACCAACACCAGGTATTTTTTCACTCATCCATGTATGACGTGTCATTTCCATTTCAAGCCCCGAATTAAATTTTACAAAAGGAGTCCCTGATTGTTCACAAAATCGCGTAATAATTCCTTGGCTGCCATTAAAGACAACCAAACTATTATCTTCGTCACGCTGAATATTAATAATAGACATCACCTGTGCCCCGACTTTAAGTATAACCGTTTCATCACATAATAAATTTTTACCTAGAAAATGCGTTTCATTTTCAATTTGTTCGGACGAAAAGGTAGATCGTATATTTTGATCAGATTTACTAATTTCCAAATCTTTTTGATATACCATATTATAAGATTTACACTCTCCAGATAATTTCCGTAAGCAATCATTATTTATAGTATCTGCGGCTTTACGAACAGGAAAGAGACGTGTAGGTCTAGTAACTAAAGTGTCAGAAATAGGTTTATTCACCAGAGATTTTAATAATTTATCGGTAGATGTAGTTATTTTCCCCTGGCGTATTTTATTCAACATAGTAATATATTGTGAATCCTTTTGTCGAAATATTTTAATAAGTTGTATTTGATTAGACCTTAGAAAAACACTATTCCAGTCGTCACTTTCAAAACAAAATTTTTCAGTATCAGGATCTTCTTCGTTTCCAACTGGCGGTAATTGGTAAAAATCGCCACAAAAAACCACCTGAATACCACCAAAAGGTCTAGAGTTTTTTCGTAATATTTTTCCTAAAGAATTAAGTGTATCAAATAATTTCTTTGACATCATACTAATTTCATCGATTACTAAAATACGGGTTGTTCGCCATGCTTGTTTAGAAAAATGGTTACGTAATATTTTTTTAATCAGATTTGGAATAGTATCTTGACCTAGACCAATCCCAGCCCATGAATGAAGGGTACGAGCTCTACATCCAATCAATACTGCAGCGCTTCCAGTTAATGCCGAAATTTGTATAGGCTTAAAATTATGAACAGCATGATGATATATTTTTTTAATAAGTTCTGATTTACCCGAACCAGCAGGGCCAGTTATAAATAGATTTTCTCCTTGTATAAATTGATTGAACGCAAGTTGTTGTTCATCAGATAATTGCATAATATATTTTCTGATAAACAAATATAGATAATTTTATTTCAATTTTAATAATATTCTGTTACATGAAATTTATAAGAAAAATAAATAACCAAGAACATTTAAATATTATTTATCAAGAATATATATGAATTTTGATTTGAATATTGATAATTATTCCAAACACGAATTAATAGAAATGTTTGAATTACCTCCCCAATATGATAATAATATTTTAGATATGCAAGAAACAAAAATGAAGGAAAAATTAACATTAGCAATAAATAATGGAATGAGCGAAGATATGATTAATAAAACTCTTCAATTTATTATAAAGGCTAAAAATATATTATTAGTAAATACAGGATACCTTCATCCAGATGAAAAATCGAAATCAGATCTAGATATAGTAGAACATGCCTATAATAATAGTTACGCAGTAAAAGATAGTAAATTAACTATTTCCGACGATCATATGATACAAGAACGAGATAAAATACCATATTTATCCTCATATCCTAGTCAATACTTTCCTGGTGTAATAAATCCGCTTAAAAAAAGAGTAAGACATATGAACTTAAATATAGATTCAAAGTTTAGAGATAATTATTATACCACGTCACCTTGTAATTTTACAACATCCATACACCAAAATTTAAATAATGTAGTCAAAATGGAACTAAGTGCGATTGAAATACCCAGTACTTTTTTTGTAATTTCAAAACAATTTGATAATAATTATTTTTTTATTGAATTACCAGATATAAATGCATGTCAGTTGATTGAAATCCCTGAAGGAAATTACGATTATACTGGTCTAGAAACGGCTTTAAATAATGAATTAAGTATTTTAGGCGCTCCCTATTCGAATATAGTATTTCAAATAAATATAACAAATAATACGAATGGCACTGGTCAGATGTTAGTTGGACTAGACCCATCTACTAACCCTACCTTCAATTTTGAACTAGATTTTCAAAAGGATAGATCTGGATTAAATAATTATACTTTACCGTTAACTTTAAAATTAGGATGGGTAATGGGATTTCGAAATGGAAAATATATCAATAACCAAAATTATATTTCCGAAGGAATTGTTGATTTAACGGGATCAAGATATCTTTATTTAGTAATAGATGATTATAACACTAGTGTAAATAATAGTTTTTATAGCGTATTCAACGAATCTTTATTAAATAAAAACATATTAGCTCGTATTTCTTTATCAGGAGGATCATTCACGGTTGTTTCACAAAATAATTTGAATATTACAACCACTCCACGTGAATATTTTGGACCAGTCAATTTACAAAATATAAATGTTCAGCTACTAGACACATATGGAAGAATTGTAGATCTAAATAGTATGGACTTTAGTTTCTGTTTAAATTTGACCATTATTTATGATATTTAATCTCTTTAATATATATTATATGAGATCATCAAATACCATTTTTTCGGGTATAACAACATCAGGTAAAAAAACGTTTGGACAACCAAAAGAATCAACCAACGCACAAGACTATATTATAAGAAAAAAAAATAAATTATTAAATTGTGATCTAAATTGTAATACTATTCGTAATGCACGTGTAAAAAATTATTCGCAATTATATGGTAGAAATAATATTACAACGGTACCCAATACTTATAATGTTAAAAGTGTAAAAAACGATTTAGTTTCCGGTCTTTTTACAGAAGTGGATTTGAATAATATTAATATAATATCGTCTGCAGAAACAAATCAATCACCTACTCCTATTTCTATAAATAATATTCCTTATTTAAAATATAAATTAGATCCTAACGGTCGTTTATTCGGTGAAACTCGATGTGGAATAAATAATATCATAAACTATATAGATATCGCATAAAGCTCGTCCCATGTATTATGACGAACATAACTAATAAAATAAAACATAATACTAAACAACCGTTATTATATTTAAATTTAATTTGAATACTCTTTATATTATCGCGATAAAACGAATTATATTTTATTTGATAACCTTGATAACCTTGATAACCTTGATAACCTTGATAACCAGGAACTAATTGATTACCCGATGGATCGTGATCAATAAAGAAATCCCAATCCACATTATCACCCGATGTAGGCGGTGTCAAAAACGTTTGATACATAATTTAATTGTAATAATAATTATAATTTATTTAATTTATATTATAATTATTAAAGTATTTCAATTTTATTTATCGTTTTATGTTCATTTTAACCAATAGTCGTTCTGCTTTACGAGCAACCTTTCTATATTTATTACCGCGACTACTAAATTGTCGTGCACGAATATATGCGGAATAAACTCCTTGTTTACTTATTTTACATGTATTTTTTTTACAAATTGGAAAAGATTTTTTAGCTCCTAAAAAACATTTTTTTCCGCACCTTTTAAGCATCTTAGTTCGTTGACGCCGATTAGGTTGTTGTTTTTTCCAGCCACGGGTCGCTACTCCTCTACCTTGTTTTCGTGTTTTATTCATATATAAAATACAAATATATAATAATATTATATATGAGTTCTATTTCATATTTTAGTATAGAAAGTATTGTTTCATTCAAATATAATGATACTATCTATAAAGGCATAATTAATGCTATCAATAATAATAACAGTAATATTACATATTCTATAATCACAGAAGAACATGAATTTATAAATATTCCCCATAAGGAAATAAGTTTATATAAAAGTGATGAATCTAGTGAAATAGATAAAGAGGATGATTTGAAAAATCTCTTAACTAAAAAAAATCCAAAAATTGATTTTGATAATAAAATATCAATACATATAGAAGAATTAGAAGATTTCACCAAAAGTAATATTAATTCAGAAGATATAAGCAGTAGCGGAACACCTGAAATTTCTGATTTATCAAATAATATAGTAAATTACAGAAAATATAAAATTAATTCATATAGTTTTAAACAAATTGAGGATGATATAGAAAATAATTACTTCGAAAAAAAACATAGCTATTCGAGCTCATTTGATATTCTAGCAACTTATTTAAGAGGTCAAAAATTAATTTATATGGAATCTAAATCATTTTGTGAAAAAAGACTCAATTATTTAATGATTCCTTCTATTTTTTTATCAACTGCAGCAACTATATTAAGTTCACTATCACGTGATTATATATGGGGGTCATATTTGGTCGCATGTGTAAATGGAATAATTTCGATTTTATTAACAATCGTTTCATATCTAAAATTAGATGCACAATCGGAAGCACATAGTATAACAGCATACCAATATGATAAATTACAAACATCTGCAGAATTTCTCTCAGGAAAAACCTTATTATTTTATGAATCAATTGGACCAAATGAAATAGAAAAAATGATGATAGATAAATTAACTGATATAGAAAAAAAGATAGGAGAAATAAAAGACACCAATCAATTTGTAATACCAAAACGAATACGAATTCTATATCCTATTGTTTATAACACAAATGTATTCGTAATTATTAAAAAAATAGAAGATATCAAAAAACGAAAAATAAATAATATTAAAGAAATAAAAAATAAGAATAGTTATCTTAAAACAGTATTAGCGGCGAAACATATAAAAGGTAAAACAGAAGCAGTAAAAAAATTGGAAAATACGATTTCAGAAAATTATAAAATGAAAAATAATCTTATAAAAGAAATATTACTTTTGAAGTCATCTTTCTCGATAATAGATGAAATGTTTATAAAAGAAATGGAAAATGCAGAAATTATCAAGAAGAATTGGTTTCGTAATCGATGGTTATGTAAATTCTGTAGATGTTTTGGAATAAATCAGCAAGTAATAGATCCACGTAGAATGAACGATTTTGTAAATGAATTATTAAATACTTATGAATGCGGAATGGGTAAAGATATATTAGTAATAAAAGATTATCATAGAATACGTGAAGATATTATGAAATCACATGATGACTACGTAACAAAAACGGATAAAATTTTAAAACATATCATAAACTGTACCTTAGAAATAAATAAAAAAATTAATAGTAGAGTAAATGATACGACCTATTATGGTACTGAACCTCATGGAGAAAATCATAATTATAGAGATAGTTTCAATTTATTACGAACAAATTCACATCTATTAAGAAATAATACTCCATACTTGAATATATATCCTTTTAATAAACCAACCACCAATATAACGAAAAAATTTGAGAATATGGAAATTGACGCAAATTTATCTGAATCGTCAAATGAAGAAATGGATATAAATGTATGTAATGATAATCGGAGTGTACAAGATAATCGGAGTATAGACGATAACATAGAATTATATCATATTGATAATAACGACTATCCTCACTAACCTTTTATTCTTTTATTCTTTTTGTATTTTCTTTTGATGGAGTGTTTATGGCTACGAGTTTTCCTTTTTCGAGTTTTCCTTTTTCGAGTTATATTACGACCTCCACTAGTGTTGGTCGGTCTTGGAGGAGGCCTAGGGGGTCTTGGAGGAGGCGGCCTAGGGGGTCTTGGAGGAGGAGGCCTAGGGGGTCTTGGAGGAGGATCTGATGAATTTGTAATCGCTGGAAGATTATTTAGAGGAGGAGGCGGC